GAATTTTTCCAAATCTTTTCTGCCATTTTCCATTGTATGGTTGACATATCCTGAGACTCATCAAAGAAAACAACTTTGAAAGGTTTGTAAAAACTACCATTAACAAAGTTCGTAATTAGATCTGTAAAGTCTACTTTTGGTCCTTGGTCTTTTACCAGATATCCGTCATTACCACTTGTAAACTGCTCATATCCATAATTTTTATAGTCTTTAAGTCCTTTATCGATGTATTCTAATTTATGCCAAATAATGTCTTTGGCAAACATAGCCCAACAATCACGTAAAGGTATATCTCTTCTTTTTGCTTTTTCTATAAGGTCAATATACTTGTCGTCATAGTTGTTGAAAAATATGTCATCATCATTATTAACGTTAATATTAATCCTAAGTTCATTTGATACGTTTCTCCAATCATTATTACTCATTATATGTTCTCTTGTGAGCCCCATTTGTCTTAGAGCGAAAGAGTGTAAAGTGCTAAAGTTTTCTAATTGACTTGTGTTCACTTTAAATTTTTGAGAGGCTCTTTGTTTTGCCTCGTCTA